CGCACATTATACTTGGGCAACTAAAACACAAGCAACAGCAGTTCCTAGTACAACACTTCCAAATCCATTTGTAGTACAACCACCAGCAAGTGTAACTTTAGATGATGAATTAATTGAATATAATGATGGTACAGTCATAGTGGCAATGAACATAACTATAGGTGCATCTCCAGATAGCTTTGTTGATTACTATCAAGTGGAATACAAATTAGCTTCTGATAGTGATTATATTATCTATGCACAAGGTTCAGGATTAAATCATAGAGTCTTAAATGTAATTGACCAAAATGTTTATGACGTAAGGGTTAAGGCAGTTTCAAGTATTGGTTCTAGTTCAACTTATGTAACAGCACAAAGAACTATTGTAGGTGCTATTGCACCACCAAGTGATGTAGAAGATTTTTCTTGTAATATTGTTGGACAAGAGGCTCATTTATCGTGGTCACAGATTCCTGATCTTGACCTTGCATTTTATAATTTAAGATTTAGTGAAAAAACTGATGGTACTGCCGATTGGCAAAACTCAGTTAATTTAGTTTCTAAAATATCAAGACCAGCCACTTCAATATCCGTACCAGCTAGGTCTGGAACTTATTTATTAAAAAGTTTTGATAAATTAAATAATGCAAGTTCAAACGCAACTGCAATTATTTCAAATGTAACAGATGTAATAAACCACAATGCAGTAGCCACACAATCAGAACACCCTAATTTTGATGGTACTTTAACCAATACAGTTATACTTGATGATTCAATACAATTAGATTCTTCAGAAAATTTTGATTCAGCTTCTGGAGATTTTGATGACGAAACAGATAGATTTTTTGATTCTGGTACAAGTAATGCTGACTTCTTTGCAAATGGTAATTATGAATTTGAAGATGTTATTGATATTGGTGCTAAACATACTGCTAGAGTTACAGCTTCATTAACTCAATCTTCAAGTAATCCAGATGATTTATTTGATAGTAGAACAGGGTTGTTTGATTCTGAATCTTCTAACTTTGATGGAGATACACCAGCAAATTGTGATGCTCATTTAGAAATTGCCACTTCTGATGATAATGTAACTTTTACAAATTTTCAAACATTTGTAATTGGTAATTATACTGCGAGATTTTTTAAATTTAGAGTATTTTTATTATCAAGAGATTTAGCATCAACTCCTGTAGTATCAGCAGTTACAGTTACAATAGATATGCCTGATAGAATATTTAGTGGAAATGATATAATTTCTGGTGCTGGAACTAAAACTGTAACATTTACAAATCCATTTAAAAGTGATAATTATGCAGTTGGAATTACAGGAGAAGACCTTGATAGTGGAGATTTCTTTTTAGTAGAAAACAAGACAATAAATGGCTTCGACTTAACATTTAAAAATTCAGGTGGTACAGCAATAAGTCGTACATTTGATTTTATTGCAAAAGGATTTTAAAAGGAGTATAAGAACAATATGGCACAAGGCGATTATTTAGTTCAGAATCAATCTTTTCCCTCTTTTCGTAGCGATTTAAATTCTACTTTAGAGGCTATCAATACATCTAATTCAGGAACTTCAAGACCCACATCAGCAGTAGCTGGTACTGTTTGGCTAGATACTACTTCAGCAACTACACCTACTTTAAAATTTTATGATGGTGCAGACGATATATCTTTAGCCACTTTAGACTACACAGCTAACACAGTTAATTGGTTAGACTCAACAGTTTCAATAACAGGATTAACTTCTACAGCATCAGCAACAGTTTTAACTTTACAAGATACTAATGTTGAAGTTTCAGGTGGTTCAACACAAGGTGGAGAAGTAAGATTTAAAGAAGATTCAGATTCAGGTTCTAATTACACAGCTTTAAAAGCTGGTAATCCAGCATCTAATGTAACTTTCATTTTACCTACAGCAGATGGTTCAGCAGATCAATTATTAAAAACAGATGGTTCAGGTAATTTATCTTTTGCTGACGCACCAGCTGGTGGAACATCATGGCAAGCTGTAAAAACAACTGCTTTTACTGCTGTCGCTGGTGAGGGATATTTCTGTAATACAACATCTTCAGCTTTCACAGCAACTTTACCAGCTTCTGCAAGTCAAGGTGATGAAGTTTCTTTTATAGATTACGCTGGAACATTTGATACAAACAATTTAACTGTTGGTAGAAATAGTCATAACATACAAGGAGACGCTTCTGATCTTACTATATCAACTGAAAGAGCTGGTTTCACTTTAGTGTATGTAGATGCTACGCAAGGTTGGTTATTGAGGGACAAATAATATGTCCGTATATAACGCAATTAGATATAATAATCCATACGCAAATGCTGGTTCGTTAATATTACTTTCAACTCAAACTGCAAGTGCAAGTGCTTCAATAAGTTTTACATCAGGATTAACAAGTGCTTATAAAGAATACTTCTTTATATTTAATAATATCCACCCAGCTTCTCAATCAAATTTTACATTTCAAGTAAATGCTTCAGGACAAACAGGATTTAATGAAACTATGACAACTACAGCATTTAGAGCGCAACATACGGAAAGTGATTCAACTGCAAGTCTTGATTATAAAACTAATATAGACCAAGCACAAGGAACATCATATCAAGTTATAGCAGAACAAATAAATACTGGAAATGATGAAAGTTGTTCAGGAACACTACATCTCTATAATCCTAGCGACACAACATTCGTGAAACATTTTATAACAAATTTAAGTGCATATATGGATTCAACAACAGCACACAATTATTTTACTGCTGGTTATATAAACTCTACATCAGCAATTACAGAAATAGACTTTAAAATGAGTACTGGAAACATTGACGATGGCACAATACAAATGTTTGGAGTCGTAAGCTAATGAGTACATATACAGACATAAGATACGATTATAATTTACCTAGTGGTTTTGGTGGTGGCTTAAATTTATTAGCCACAAACACAATAACATCAGGTGTTGCTAGTTCATCATTTACAAGTGGGATTGATAGTACATATAGGACTTATATGTTTAAGTTTATAAATATTCACCCAGCTACTGATGGTGTTGAATTTAAATTTAATGGTTCTACTGATGGTGGTTCAAATTACAATGTAACTAAAACAACCTCAAAGTTTGAAGCTGGTCATAATGAAAGTGGAAGTGCATCAAATTTAAATTATGTTACTAGCCAAGATTTAGCACAATCAACTGCTTATCAAATGATTCATGGAAATATTGGTGGTGACAATGATCAATCAGGAGTTGCGATAATGTATTTGTTTTCACCGAGTTCAACTGCTTTTGTTAAACATTTTTTATCAGTAAATCAAAGATGTAATTCAAATGAATACACAATAAATAGTTACTTAAGTGGATATTTTAATACTACATCAGCAATAAATGCAATAGATTTTAAAGTGGGTAGCGGAAACATAGATAATGGTATCATCAAAATGTATGGGATAGCATAATGACAACATATTCTAATTTAAAATACGATCACGCATTTTCATCTAACGCAACAGGTACAGGTGCATTAACTTTATTATCTACACAGACAGCTAGTAATTCAACGTCATTAAGTTTTACTACAGGCATAGATTCTACCTATAAAGAATATATGTTCAAATTTATAAATATGCACCCAGCTACTGATGGTGTTGATTTTACATTTAATGGTTCTACTGATGGGGGTTCTAATTATAATGTAACTAAAACAACTACTATTTTTTTTGGTTATCATGCTGAAGATGGTTCTGCTTCGGCTTTATCTTATGTTGCGGGATATGATTTAGCACAAAGCACATCTGACCAATTAATTATGGAAAATCTTGGTAATAGTAATGACGAATCAGGAAGTGGAACTTTACACTTGTTTGAACCATCAAGCGATACGTTTGTGAAGCATTTTATGGTAAATACAAATAGCTATGCATCATATAATTATTCACAAAATTATTATACTGCTGGATATTTTAATTCTACGTCAGCTATTGATGCAGTAGATTTCAAATTTAGTAGTGGCAACATAGATAGTGGAGTTATAAAATTATATGGCATTAGTTAAATACAATAACAATGTACGAAGTATCTTAATTATGATAATAACAAACCAACAAGGAGAACAATATGCCAAGATATAAAATGGTAAATGGAGAAAGAATCCAATTTACACCAGCAGAAGAAACAGCAAGAGACGCAGAAGAAGCAACTTGGTTAGCTGGTGCTAAAGATAGATCAATGGTTAATCTTAGACAAAAAAGAAATGCTTTGTTAAAAGAAACAGATCACTATGGTTTATCTGATGTAACTATGTCAGACGCAATGTCAACTTACAGACAAGAACTTAGAGATTTGCCTAGTACAGTAGCAGATGATGACGAAGCTTCTGATGTTGATGCAATTACATTTCCTACAAAACCTTAGTATTTCATATGCAATTAAGTAAGCACTTTAAGCTTATAGAGTTCACAAAGTCTATGACAGCTATTCGTAAAGGAATATCTAATGAAGCTGGTAGTGGAGAGATAAAAAACATAACTGATTTATGTTATGGAATACTAGAACCTGTAAGAGCAAAATTTGATAAACCTATTATTATAACATCAGGTTATAGATCAGAAGAACTATGTGAAGCTATTGGTTCTAAAAAAACATCACAACACGCAAAAGGACAAGCAGTAGATTTTGAGATAGCTGGAGTTTCTAATTTACAAGTAGCTTTATGGATTCAAAACAACTGCGACTTTGACCAACTTATTTTAGAGTTTTGGAAAGAAGAAGATAAAGACCC